GTCCTGGCCCACCGCCCGGTAGACGACCTGCACGCGGTCGCCGGCCGAATGCGCCACGGCCTCGGTATTCAGTTGAGCGCGCACGATCGTCAGCGTGTCGCTGGCGCGCGTGAACGAGACAATTTCCTTGCCGCCAATGTTGGCATAGCCAGATGCGGGATAGGTCGCGCCGATGCCGGCCTCTGAGAGCACCAGCGATAGCGAGCCAGAGGTGATGTCAGATTGCAGAAAGCCGTTGCTCGCCGCCGGCGCCTGAGATCGATCAGAGTCAGCCAGCTTGAGAGTGTCCTTGGCAATGATCGAGAAGAAACCAGCCGGCGTTGGCCCGTCCGTGCTTTCTATGACGTAGTGCCGCGTCTCCATGTCCTCGAGCTCATCGCCCAGGACGCCTCGGATCAGGCGCAGCGCTCTGCCTCGCAAGGATGGATGACGGAAACGAAATTTGCCCCAGAACGTGCCTTGCTCGAACGGGTCGTAGTCGCGCTCGGAAAGATACTTGTCGAAGCCAACGCCGGTGTCCGAGTGCTTGCTGTCGCGCATCGTGACGCGGATTGAGCCGCGCGTGCCGAGGTCCTGCCCGAGCGATACGGTCTGCGGCGTTACGTCCACATCTTCTGGCCGCTGAATGAATGGCAGGCAGTCGATGTCGGTCGGCAGATAGGCCGTGTCCAGCGCGAAGCGCAGCGTAGTGGGGACTTGAGGACAATCACCTGGCTCATCCAGGTCGCTGTAGTTTGCCAGGTCCTGACAGGTGCCACGCGAGTTGAAGCACTTGCGCGTGCCAGTTGGTGGTGAGCTAGTCAGGGACGCTGTGCACGGCGAAACGCCATAGGTGAGCGAGCAATATGATATGTCGATTTCAACGTAGATCAGAACCTCGCTCATCGCTCACGCAATGCCTCGCATTGCCAAGGTGGTGTGCACGCGCTGCGTGATGGTGCTGGTCACGGCGTCAGGGTTGTTAGTAAGCCAAGCGTATGACGCTTCAAGCGGATATGTTTCCGGATGCCAGGCGAAGAAGAACGGTTTGGTGCGGGCGAACTGCAGGAACGGGTCCATGTAGGTACGCCACCAGTCTGGCTCGAAGTGCTCGAAGCGCGCCTCGGACTCGCGCCACTCCTGCAGCAGCGTGCGGCCCAGGAAGTTACCGGTCTCGCTCATGCCGTTGACGACGATCGAGCGGCGGCCGTACTTCATGGGAACATGGTCAGACTCGACCGTGATGCTGCGCTGAGGCACCAGCAGCTTGCCGACGTACATCGAGCCGATCCGCGGCGTCTCGGTGCCGCCCTGGATGCGCAGGCGGATGTGGGTGAGCGGCTGAGGCTCGAAACGGAAGATCGTCGGCGAGTCGTCTGGCAGGATCATCTCGTCGATCAGCGTGACATAAGGCTGATCAGGCGAGTCCGGCGCCACATCGATCTTGCCCTCGACTGAAACCATGAACCCGCCGGTGCCCAGGTTGTGGGCGGCGATCGCCAGATAGTCGATATCGTCGCCATAGGTGATGCCGCTGACCGACACATACTCGTCGGAAGCGGTGTTGGCGCCGCCCATCCAGTACAGGTGGGTCGCAGGATTGGCAATATTGGTCACTGGGTGCGATGAATCCTCGGTGGTGCTGTCTACATTGCTGCTGGTCGCGAGCTGATGGTAGCCGATCCACGGGCATCCTGGCGGCCCTTCGTCGACCTCGGCCAGCACGAGCGAGCTGCTCATGACGATCATGCGCGGCCCGCATCGAACAAGACGCGCCCTCCGCTGTCGCGCTGCCAATCTAGGATGCCGTTGACGATGTCGCGCACCACGTCGCCGCGGAAGTAGTCGCCCGACCGCACTCCAGTCACATTGAGCGTGGCGCTGTCCTGCCTCCTTGGCTTGCCGGGCGTCTCGACCGTGACCCGTTCGCCGGCCGTGGCCATGAACGAGACAGGCACGCGGTCGATGCCGGCCGGACCAGCGATGTTGAACGAACCGCCATGAGCCATGCCGATCGGCGTGCCCTTGATGGCAGCGACCAGCGACAGGCCCTTGGCGAGCACCACCGCGGCGGCGGCGAGGTTGGCAGGAAACGGACCGACCAGCGCCTCGGCGGAAGCGGCAAATGCTGAGAACAGCGCTTGCGCGGCCATCGCTATCTTGGAAGCCCTGACCCAGTCTTTTTGATCACCGCCGATCGCCGTGAACATTTCGCCGAACGCACCGGCGATTTGCCCGGCCGCGCTGGAATAGGTCGCGGCTATCGTCATGGCGGCCTTTTGGCTCGCTGCGGCACGCACTTCTTCGGTGATCTTTCCTTTCTGGTGCAGAAGATCAATCTGGTCCAGCTTGAGCGCGTACTGATCCCAGGGGGTCAAGAACTCCTGCGTCAGCTTCATGCCCTGCAGACCGAGCATGGCTTCATTCAATTTCTGCACGGCTGGCGGCAAAACAAGAATAGCCTTGTTGCCTTCGAAGAAGGATGCCTCGACGAGCTTCATCTGAACGGCGGTCTGCGCCAGACCTGGTGCTAACTGACGAGAGAAAACGTTAGACGCTTCGATTGTTTCGACCCGCAGACTCTCGAGCTTCTTCCTCAGAGCCTCGGCAATCTGCGCCTGCTCTTTCGATTGCATCTCGCGCTTGAGCTTGGCCTCAGCGTCCGCCTGCTCCAGCAGCGATTTCTTCAGGCGGTCAGTCTGATCGGTCAGTGCGGCAGTGCTGATACCGACAGACTGCAGCAGCGCCGAGAAGTCCTTCATGAAGGTCTCGGACTCGCTCAGCTGCCCGAGCGCCTTGGCAGCAAATATGATACCGGCGGCGATCAGAGTGAACTTGAGCAGCAGCGGAGACAGTATGGCAACGATCGCACCCATCGCGATCAAGAACGGAGTGGAGTTGTCGGCGACAAACCTGAGTGCCCTGCCTATGGCTTCTGCTGTCGATCGGAAGCCGTCAGAGTCAAGCGTGGCCTTGACTATCTTGTTGCTCAAATCCTCGAGCCGCGGCAGCACCAGGCTAGCAATGACATTGTAGAACCCCTGACTGGCGGCGGACATCCGCTTCAGGTTGTCCTGAAAATTCTCTGCCTGCTTGGCCGTGTCTTTGCTGATGACGAGGTTCAGCTTCTGCGCCTGCTCGTAGACTTCCTGAATGCCCTTGGCTCCGCTGTTCAGCAGCGGAATGAGCTGCTGACCTACGCGTGCGCCGAACGCTCCTATCGCGATGGCGGTCTTGGTAGCTCCGTCCTCGGTGCGCGCGAACTCGAACGCCAGCTTCTCGAGCTGCTTCTCCGGCGTCAAGTCCTTGAACGCTTTGGCATCGATGCCGAGAGCCTTCAAGGCTCTGGCCATCTCTCCAGTCTCTTTGTCAGCGTCGGTCATGCCCTTGGCGAGCTTGCCCATCGCCTTGGTTAACGACTCGATGCTTAGGTCAGACAGGCCAGCGGCCAGCGACAAGGCCGACATGGCTTCGGTGGTGACGCCGACTTTCTGGGCTTCCTTGCCGAGCTTGTCCATCGAGTCGATGGCTCGCCCGACGCCCTTGATCATGTCTCCGATGGCGCTGCCGACCTTGTCGAATATCTCAGCAAGTTTTATTCCGGCAGCAACAGCAGTGGCGTCGCGCGCGAAACTCTTGAGGCCTCCGCTGGCCTTCTTGATGCCGTCCTCGAACTCGCCTGTGTCGGCGCCGAGAACGACGCGAAGTGCGCCGATGATGGCGGCCATCAGCCGACCTTAGCTTTCCGAGCGGCCTCAACGCGCTCCATGGCCTTGACCCACTTGTTCATGATTTCGGCTTGCTCCTCCAGCGTCTGCTTGCGCTTCTTTTGCGGCGCGCCATCCTTGAGCAGGAGACGATTGAGCTTTGGCATGGCCTTCGTTCTGCTCAGCGCCGCGACGTGCCAGGCCAGCCAGGCGCGCTCGTTGTGCTCGCGCCGTCGCTTTACCTCGTGGGCTCGAAAGGTCGCGTTGATCTGGCGCGGCGTGCGACGCCAGAAGACGTCGGCGTCTAGCCCTAGAGATTCCCAGAGGGCGAGGAGTGCTTCCCATTGGGACCTTGCGTCGCCGTCTGCTGCGGAGGGCGGGCAGAACTGTCCTCCGGCTCGAACGTGGCATTCAGCGCCTTGGTGATGATTTCGCTGGTCTCGTTCGGCAGTTGATACTTCCAGATCTCAGTCACGTCATCCATCGTCAGGCCAGGATGGTGATCCTGCAAGCCAGCCCAGAATATTTTTTGCAACGTGCTCAGGCGGAAGTTCTCTGGATCGTTCGCCAGCTTGACGATCTTGGTCGTGCTCATGTCCAGCATCTCTTCCAATTGCCGCAGCGCGTTGGTGGAAAAGTGCATGGTGTAACTGGACGCACCAGCCTTGAACTCGATATCTCCGCGCAAAGAGTTCGCCATCGCTACCTCAGTAATTGGTTGTGATCAGACCGGTCACCTTGATCGTGACCGTGGCCGTCATCTTGTCGTCTACGGGCGCTTCCGGCTCGTAGCCAGTGATCTCCCCGTTGAACGTCCAAGACATGCCATTGGAGAAGATGATCTGACAGCTGCGACGGCGACTCTCAGTGACCGGCGTGTTCATCCAGTCGAACAGGATTTGGTCAGTCTCGCTGCCTGGTATGAAGTTCATCTCGAACGAAGTCTCGCCTGGGTCGATCAACCCGCTGATGAACTCGCGGATGCGGCCTGGTGACTGCATGTGCGTGACGTCGACCTGATCCACCGTCAGCGACGGCGGAGTGATATTGCTGACTTCCGACAAGTACATGTAGTCAGTCGGCGACGAGCCGCTGTTGCCAACGCGAAAGAACGAGCCATAGCCAAGCAACGCGCTGCTTGCTTGACCTTCAGGAGGGGAGTTAGCCATCGGGTTGCTCCTTTGTGATCACTTCTTTGCAGCCAATCGAGCAGCCTTGCGCGCCGCCCGCGCCGCGGCTTTCTCTATCTCGATCCAGATATCGTCAGCCACGCTTTTCAACGCCGTCTGTTTGTTGGCGTCCCACGCTGGTCGTAGCGTCGGATGCGGCGTCATATTGACGGTTCCGAATTCTTCAGTGATTGCTTGTTTAAGCGCGCCGGGGCCGGCAAAGACTTCCACTTCGGATTCTTTTTGATGCTGCGACCGCTGACGCTTTGATAGCTTGTCGCTCACGCCAAAGGATCGTTGCAGCCGACCCGTCAATACCCGTGATGCCGCCCTGGCCTCATCGGCTATCGGTTGACCAGCCTTGATCAGTGCCCGCTTGATTACATTCTTCTGAGTGGCTCTCGGCAACTCGCCAAGCGCTTCCAGCGTATCGCTCAATCCTTCTACGATGAAAGCCTTTTTCGCCATATCAGTATTCGGCGAACTTGAAGAAATAGTCTCTCCGGCGGGCAAACAGTTTCGCGGTCGAATCATACTCGTCGCGACCTATGTCATGGAACACGCCATGGATGTTCACGGTTGACTGCGGCGAATTCGATCCATATGCGACCACGCCGCGAAACCCGCTCAGCGCATCAAAGCAGGCGTCTCCAAGCTGAGCCGACAAGTCGGCCGTTAGCGCCCAGCCGTCGATCTGATAGCGCGCACTGATCAGATTATCTGAGCTTCGCATGTTATAAGTCGTGTCTTCAGTCACCAGGAAATACACCACGCTTGGACTTGTGATGCCCTGCGGCAGCAATATCGGATAGACGCGCGAACCGCCGACCAGGCCGGACACAGTGGCGTTGTTGAGCAGTATCTGCCTGATTGCCGGGCGGATGTCTTTCATTTATGCGCCATTGCTGGAGCGAGCGATCTCGAGCCACTTGTTGAGCGCCCCACTGAAGAACAGCGTGATGGTGTCAGCTTCGTTGTCCAGGCTCATGTCGCCATTGAGTAGAAGATTGCCAGTGCCGTTCTTGACTACGACTGTGCGCGCGCTATTGATCGCGCGCAGTACCAGAAACTCACCAGCTACGCTTAGGCTAGGGTTGATCGTGTCTAGATCGTCCGAAGCGGCATCGCCCTCAGTATCAACGGTGTGAAAAGAACATGAAGCCGAGATAACACCAGATGCTATAGTTCTTTCTGTCTCACCCTGATATGCGAAGGTCGCCATTCCTATGCACAATAGTCGGCCTGAGACTATCGTATTAGTCGGCATTATGTTCAGTATCGTGCCGCCAGCCGTGAAGATGTCCATATCGCCAAGAGCCATAGTCGCCGACGGTACAGCATCATCGTAAACGCGGAACTTACTGGTGCCGCCCTTTTTGACATTGATGTAGTCAAATGCATTATTTCCAGCGCCCGTGGCCGCAGCGGCTTCGATCAACAAAAATCCGGTTGTATTGTTTGGTGGTGGCGTCGCGCTATCGCCCGCCGCACCATCGTCGATAAACGATGGCGTTGTTGGCGTCAGGGGTGCATTGAGTAAAAACGGGTATGTGTCTTGCGCAGCAGTCCCGATCAATCCCGTGGTGTTGGTCACGGAACCGCCCGCGACAGTGCGATAAACTCTGTAGCCCCCAACCGCGCCTTCTACAGGCGTCCAGGTAACCAGGTTATTATGTTCATCTACCGACAGATCATCAAATCCGGTAGTCGTAGACATGGCGTTGGATGCTTCCGACGTGATACCGTCCGCGAGCACCGCAACCACCTTATATGTATATGTCTTGCTGCCTCCCCCCGTGCATAGGTATTGCCCAAGACACCCACTTTGAACGCTGGTGATGGTGGGCGCGGCCACGGCCCGAATGTGCACGCGACCATTGATGCCGTCGCCAAGCGTAAGGTTATCCTTAAACTGCACCACGCCATCGCCTGTACGGATGGCCATGGTGAGATTAGTGGCCTCCTGCATGTCCTTTACGTTGAGGCCGATGTTGTTGACAGTATCCGCTTCAATTTTATTTTCGGCCCATAATGCGATGGCGTTTGCGGTAATAGCCTCTACTTTAATGCAGCCCGCAACACCGACTACTGTCTTTGATGCGATGTTTGCGACTACATCTTGATTGATATAAACGCGGCCGATAACACCTGAAACACCACCTGCCGTGTCAATCGGGTCAAATTCGTTTCCGGATGAATACCTGTTTGTAAAGACCGTAAACAGCCCACCGATGGCGCCATCGCCAACCACACCCGAGCCGCCAGGGTTGCCCATGGACGCGGTGCCCATCACCGCGCATACTGGATTGGTGCTTCCCGCAGCTCCCGTGCGATGCAGGCGATATGCGGAAAATCGCCCGCCAACTAGCCAGCCCAGAACAGTATCACTGTCTGACGATACCGTTGCGGAGACCCCGCAATACATTGAGGCATGATTGTCAACGTCGGTGCTAGGTGTGACCTCCGTATGAAACGATGGGCCAATAAATGCGATTTCCTCAGGCGTTGGGGCCGGGCCAGTATATTCCCAACGCAGGTCGAATGGAGATTTTATAATTTGGTCGCCAGCAAATTGGGTGCCCACATTGTCAAACGAGATTACATATTGAGTTGGGCTATCTTCGACATACAGCGCCCCAGTGCCGCCGTTGTCAGCTTCGGCGGAATTTCCCCAACCGGATGCAGAGCGGATCGCAAACCCGCCAGGAGTATTGCCAAGCGCCGTGTCGAGATCGGCGTCGAGATTATCGAGGCGGCCGTCGAGCGTAGTCGCCGCAGTCTCAAGAGCGCCAAGCCGATTCTCAGCATCCGAGAATCCGGCGTTGATCTTACCGCCCGCAACCCTGAGCGTGTCGCCGGTGTCGTCGTCCGGAGCCGCGCCGATGTTGATTGGATCGTAGCTCATGTCTCGGCATCCATGGTTATCTCGGTGGAATCGAACGTCGTGTCTTCCGAGTCGAATGTCACAGAGGCTTCACCCTCAGCTATAGGAATTTCTCCAGCAGCATAAGCATCAACTTCGATGCCAACGCGACGGCCTATTTCACGAACGTCAGTGATGTTAAAATAACGGCCGTCGAACAGGATGCGGTCTTCGACTGTCACGCCCTTCACTGCATTAGACCAACGGAAAGCAAACGTCTTGACCGCATAGCCGACGTTCTGACGCGCCGCGAAACGCTCGGCCCCGGCGTTCTCGCGCTTCTCTGCCCACACTGTCGCCACATCCTCCCACGTCACGACCTCCTCGCCGCTGTCGCTGTGCGAGAGAGACTGCCCCTGGATCGTGATGCGGCGATCGAGATTCTCAAATCGCATTGGGCTATCCTACTCGCGGTCGACGGCCAGACTGCGTGTTGCGACGCGAGCCTGCTTGCGTGTTGCTGCGCAAGCCAGCCTGCACGTTGCTGCGCGAGCCCAGCGGTTTGTTGAAGCGAACGGAAGCCTGCTGATTGTACCGAACAGGATTTGGATACTGCGGCCCGAGTATTGTTCCTGTTCTGCGGACTGCAATTCGTATTGTGGGCGCGAAAGTCGTGAGCGTGAGATCGGCCGCGGCTGGCGCGTAGGTCACCAGCGTCGGCGCGATAGTAGATAGCGTCAGTTGCCCAGCATCAGGCGAAACCGAAAGCGTCGCTGTTACTGACGGCGCAACCGACGTGAGCGTGAGTTGCGACGACGCCGGGGTCTGATTGACCTTAATGTCGACTGACGGCGCAAAAGTCGAGAGCGAAAGCTGCGCCGCAACTGGCTGGAACGTGATTGCGACGATTACTGACGGCGCAACGGAGGTAAGCGTAAGCTGCGCCGCATCGGGTGTTTGGTTAACCTTGATGTCGGCAGACGGAGCGACAGTCGAGAGTGTAAGGTTGGCAGTGGCAGGAACGATCGGCCCTGCAACAGTGGATAGCGTCAGCTGACCAGCGGCTGGCTGGATCGATATCGCCGCAGCGGCCGGCGCGCGCACCCTGATCCAGGAGACGACCGCGCGCGAGCCGGCCCCGCCCAAAACAACAACAGGCGCAGTGCCTGAGAATACAAACTGCGCCGCATCGGGAGTCTGGAAATAATCAACGTCGACGGACGGAGTGGACGGCGAGAGCACAAGATCGGCGCGCGCCGGTGACAGTAGCGTTGCGAGCACCGCGCTCGGCGCGACTGTCGAGAGCAGGAGATCGACACGTGCAGGAGAAATTGTTTGAGCGTAAACAACGCTCGGCGCGGCCGTCGAAAGAGTGCTGTCAACTCTGGCCGGCGAGATATTTGTGTCTTGAACGAAGTTAGCTGAGACAACACGCGTGCCGGCGC